GGGCGATGCCGAATGGCTCGCGGCAAGAATCGGTTGCCTTACCGCTTCACGGGTAGCGGATGCAATTCGGAAATCAAAGCGCGACCCGAACGGTGCCTACATTACCAAGGCGCGGCAGAACCTTTGCATGGAACTGGCCGTCGAGCGCGTCACTGGTAAAGCCACTGAGCACTTCGTCTCTCAGTGGATGGAGCGCGGCACAGAACTTGAACCAATAGCCCGAGCTGCTTACGAACTGCGAACAGACCGAATCGTTGAAACGGTCGGGTTCGTACTGCATCCGTCGATCAAATGGGCTGGATGCAGCCCGGATGGACTGGTGGACAGCGACGGCCTCGTTCAATTCAAGGTTCCGAAGCCAACCACACACGCTGAATACCTAATTGGGGAATGTGTTCCATCGGATTACGTGCCCCAAATGATGTGGGAACTGGCATGTTGTCCTGGCCGGACGCACAACGTATTCGCCAGTTATTGCCCCGACTTTAAACCGCCGCTTGATCTTTTTATTTGCCGCATGGAACGCAATGACGAGGCTATCTCAGCGATGGAGCAGGAAGCCCGGAAGTTCCTTGAGGATGTCGAGGCCACTGTAGTTCGGCTGAATGGCGGGCTCGAGGGAGCGCTACGACATTCCCTGACGACCATGAACGTCGAGGGATAGGGGAGAAGCGGCAATCCACAGAGCATTGCCGCCTCCCCGGATCAAAGGAACCGATGCCACCGATTGATCCGACGCTGAACACGCGCGAATGGGCCACGATCAAAAGAGTCGTGCCACGCGATATTTATGAAGAACTGGTGCGGTTTGAAGAGTTGGTGGCGACGCACAGCGGGATGCCTGCCCGCTTTCAGGGGATCGGGCAGTGCGTTTCGGTGTGGAGCGTGATCTGTCACTGCCTGCGGACCTATGAAGCGGAATTGATGGTTTTAGCTCAGGAATGGAAGGGCGAACAGGATTCGGGCCCGGCGGCACGGTAGCACGTTCAAACCAAGCTGCTACGAAGGTTACGCTGCTGTCGGCCAGCGCCCGAGATGCCGACAAAAACTTATGCCTAACAAGATCAAAAAGGGAAGCACCGTAGTGATCGTGGAAGGCCCGCAGCAGGGCGCCCAGGGCAAGGTAACGCAGCTTATTCGCGCTTTCGATGCCGACGCCAAGGTGATGCGCTGGACGGTATGGATCAACGGGAAGATTAAGACTCGGCTTTCCTGGGTGCGCGAACTTGTCTAGGAAACGACACAACGTAGATCAGCAGGCCACGGATACAGCCAATTTCGTCGATCGGGGCGGTCCGCGGCGCTCCTGTCGAAGCTATATCACCCACAGCGGAAAGAGGTTCTTGTTCGGCCCGGACAAGCAGACGCTCAGAATTTTATGTTTTGTTCGGGACGGATTTATCTGTACGGAATGCCGAAGGCGGGGCATGGATCACGAACTGGACATGCACCACATATTACCTCTCGGCAAGGGCGGCGATGACACGCTCGACAACGTGACGACTCTCTGCAAATGGGGCGATTGCCACAAGTTGAAGCATCGGCGGCCGATGTGGGGTCCGGAAAAGGTAGCCGTGTCGTGACACTGGCCGAAAAACTAGCGGCCATCGAGAAGGAAAACGCACTGAGCACCCGCCAGCGCCGGAAGGAAGAGCACACCGGCAAAGCGGAGGCTCGGGCCGAAGAGTTGCGGCCCTGTAAGGCATGGGGGAATTGGAAGAACCGATGATCGCTCAAAATCGATCTCGTTATTTGAGACTATCGCGCGCGCGATTTTTCGGGGTTTTTATATTTTCATCCATTGGTTGCTTAGGCTTGCCGTCCCTGAGTGCCAGTGTGCCCGTCCTGAGGTGGGCAAAAGGCTGACTGGCAGCCAATCGTCTCGGGCACTGGCCGGTCAGCCTGCGAACTCTGACCGTGAGCCTGAGAGGGGAAGCATTCCGTAGTGCACCTGCTAGTGATAGCGCAATACAGACGGCAGAAAGGAGGTCGCACGTCTTGATGATCGAATTTGAGACATTTTGGCGCGAATATCCGCGAAAGGTGGGAAGAAAAATTGCCGAACGAAAATGGAAAACCCTCGATGATGAAGGCCGAAGGCGATGCCTTCATGGACTTGCGCTCTGGAAATGCTCAAGTCAGTGGGCTGGAGGCGGTGGGGAATATATACCCTATGCTTCCACCTTTCTCAATCAGGAGCGATGGAACGACGAGCCGTGGAACGGAGCGTTCGAGCAATACCCTTACCGGGGGAATCAAGCAGCTGTACTTGAAGTTCTTCGACGCGCGTGAGGCCGGCGAACTGCCGAAGGGCATGACCTGGGCGAAGTATCAGGAGTTGCATCGGTGATCACTATCGTCGAAGTGTGCAAGCGCCTGATCGCCCGCATGGAGTTGCAGCGGGACCGGCTTCCAATGAAAAGTGAGACTGCGGCACACGTCATTAAGCTGCTGGCGCCGGACATTCGGGAACTGATCAGAACCGAAATTGCCGACGCGAAGCGGGAGTGGATGATGCGGGAGACGCAACAGTGACGCACGGTTCGCTATTTTCCGGTATCGGAGGGTTTGACCTTGGATTCGAACGAGCGGGAATCAAAACAGTCTGGCAGGTCGAAATTGACGAGTATTGCCGACGAGTGCTCGCCCGACACTTCCCCTATACTGTCCGATTTTCAGACATCAGGGGATGCTGCGGATCAGATCATGAAAACTCGCTCAACTGCACCCGAAAACACTTATCACCCGTTGACATCCTCAGCGGAGGCTTTCCCTGTCAGGACATCAGCAATGCCGGAAAGCGGGCAGGAATCGACGGAGAACGCAGCGGCCTGTGGTCCGAGTATGCGCGAATCATTCGCGAACTACGACCCCGCTACGTCGTCGTGGAGAACGTCGCAGCTTTGCTTGGACGGGGCATGGAGCGAGTTCTCGGAGACTTGGCCGCGTGCGGGTATGACGCAGAGTGGCAAAGCATACGAGCTTCCGATGTTGGCGCCCCACACCGACGAGAACGAATCTGGATCATTGCCTACCCCGAAAGCGACCGAGCACGAGGGCGGATATTCGACGCATGGCGGTGCGGATTCCCTTGGGAGGATGGCGACAAAGGGAACATGGCCTACGCCAACGGCGGTTCACATGTGGCCGACTCCGCAAGTTCACGACGCGACGGGCGGGCGCGGGAAAAACAATCTATTCGCGGACGGGCACTACTACCCGCACGACTTAGCGGACGCGGTGAAATCGCCCCTCTGGCCGACGCCGACGGCCGACGACGCGAACAACGCGACACGCGAGTCGGGCGCGTTCCAATCTTTGACGAGGGAAATCGTATCGAACGAAACGCGCAATGGGCAACTGAACCCAACGTGGGTCGAGTGGCTCATGGGGTACCCGCTAGGGTGGACCGCCTTAGAGGACTCGGCAACGCCATCGTCCCGCAAATCGCGGAATGGATCGGGAAAAGGATTGTGCAATGCGAGGCGGAAAGACGGCAAGACGTAGCGGGGTTGTCGGTGGCAGGGCAAGGCCGCAGGTAGCGCGAACAACCGGGAGACGTACCTTGGCAAAGGCAAAACTGAGTGAGGCGGACATTCTGATGTGGGAGCAGTTGAAAGAGATTCCACGCCACCACGCAGCCCGTGAGTTTCACTTTTACCCTGACCGCAAGTGGAGATTTGACTACATGCTGGAGGATGGTTTTGGAGTCGATAAAATTGCAATAGAAATCGAGGGCGGGGCTTTTACTCAGGGCCGGCATACACGCGGCGTCGGATTCATAAAAGACATGGAAAAGTACAACCATGCCGCGCTCTTTGGCTGGCGGGTACTCCGCTTCACGCCCCAGCAGGTTTTAGATGGCACGGCGATTGCTTTTATTAAGCGAGTTCTGGAAACGAGCAGCTAAGACGGGTTGCCTTAGTCGGGGCGAGCAGTACGGAAAGTTACCACCCAGGGCAGCCCCGCGCCACACAAGAGGATAAACATGAGTGACCATCATTGCCATGCGATAGGCTGCGAAGTTTCAGTCCCGCCAAAAATGCACATGTGTCTCGCTCACTGGCGAATGGTTCCAAAGGCTGTGCAGGATTTAGTTTGGAAGCATTACAGACCGGGGCAGGAGATAGACAAGCAGCCAACGATTGATTATATCGCCACAGCATTTGTTTCTATTTCGTGTGTCGCCCTGAAAGAGGGAAAGCCATTGCCGACGTTGCAGCAGCCCCGCGCCACACAAGAGCAGGGAGGCGACAAGTGAGCAACTGGAACGTATCGAAGTGCGAAGCGTGTGGCAAGAAAGCGACCAAGTGTTGCGCCAAGGACGATCAACCAATGCTCTGGTTCTGCGCTCAGTGTTACCGGAAGCACGTCAAAGAGGCGCACGCGGGCTAGTCGCACAGAAGTCTGAACGCGCTCGGTGGGCAACGTGCGGTTCGATGAGCGGCGTTTCTTTCCGAACCCGTCCACCAACTTGGATTTGTAGTCGTGCGAGGTAAAAGTCAAAAACAGGACGGGGAGCGGCATTCAGAAGGGAGTGAGTTTCATCGGATCACTCCAGCGAGCGGAGAAGGTACTCGACACGAAATCGAGGCAACTGCCGACGCTAGTACATCCTGAGGGGCCGTCACGCAGGGACGAGGCAAGCCCTGCAAAATGTTAGCCGGGTGTCCAGTGGTATAGCAACCAAAGGAAAGTTGGGCTAAAGGCACCGGGACAGAAAGCGAAGGAGGCAGCCAATTTCAGTTCCGAAATGTGAATGCGTGGTCCGTTACCACCTGCAAAACGCCATTGCCGCGTCGGTACAGCATTGTCCATTTCACGAAGCTGCGGCAGAGTTGTTTGAAGTTGTTGACAGCCTTGTTTCGCTTACGGAGCAGACGGAGCGGCATGTCCGGTGCCGATGTATCCATTGTCGAGCGGTTCGAGCATTGCGGAAAGCGCGGTCTAAACCATCGCTAGAAGTGGGCGCAATCGCGCAGAAACCGACCGTGGCTGCGTCAGGCGGGAAGTGATGGCACCTAACATCATCCAGCGGTATTGGAAGCGCAAATTGGACGAAGTGAAAGATTGGCAGAATCCCGACCGAGAGGAGAACCCCATGCCGTGCAATGAAGTGACCGTTGAAGGAATAGACGCTGGCTTATATGGCAAGCTGCTGGCCGAGGCGAACGCGGCCGGCGCTATCTTTGTGGGGGAAAAGGTCTACTTCGAGGGTCTGGAGTTCGACTGGACGCACGATGCCGAGGCC